ACATGTCTGAAGATGAACTTTTAGCGTCATCTCTTCAATACAATTTAAATGTTAAAAACCCTGAAAACATTTTGTTACAAAAAGGTTTTATAGAGGTTATGGATGGNCCAACTGGTTTTATGTTAATNAAAAGAAATGTATTTGTAAGAATGGCAGAAGTTTATCCTGAACTGAAGTTTGTGCCTGATCAACATATTAATCAATCACATGATACTCAATTTAACTATCACAAAACATCAGATTGGAATTATACTTTTTTTGACACCATGATAGAGCCTCAAACAAAAAGATATTTATCAGAAGACTACGCATTTTGTCGTTTGTGGCAAAATATGGGCGGTAAAATTTATGCAGACATAATTAGTGGTATGACTCATTATGGAAATTATGCATTTAGAGGTAATGTTTACACACAATTTAAAGGAGCAAAAAAATGAATTTAGAATTACAAGTAGTTGATAATTTTTTGCCAGAAAAATTGTTTAAAAAACTTAAAACGTACAGCGTAACTTTAGATTATAGCAGCAAAAAAGTACACAGTCAAAAGATTGAAGAAAATACGCATGTTTTTTTGTCAAATTCTATATCTAAAAATGATGAACTAATTGAAGATATAGATAAATGTCTTAAGAAACATTTTGGTATTAAGATAAAAAATTTTCATTTAGCAGCTTTTACTTGTGTAAATACTAAGCGAGCTACACCTCACAAAGACGTTCAGGCTTTTCCAAATGAAAAACATTTAATAATTTATTTGAATGGTGATCCAAAATTAAATGCAGGGACAGGATTTTATAATTTTATTAATGAGAAAACTTTCGATCTCAATACTGCTGTTGGCTGTTTTCCTAATCGAGCAGTGCTTTTTAATGCAGAGGATTGGCATTCACCTTTATTGTACACGGCAAAGGACAATTTGCCTAGATTTTCTATAATAGTATGGTTTGAGCCAGAAAATAATCTTTAGATTTTATAAAAAATAAGTTAAAATCTAGAAATCATGCAATTAGTGGATCTTAAGTTTAAACCAGGCGTAGACAAGCAAGATACTGCCTATTCTGCTGGTGATCAACGTAAATACGTAGATTCTGATTTTGTAAGATTTCACTATGGTAAGCCCGAAAGATGGGGTGGTTGGACAAACTTACCGAATCCTAATGTTACGGTTGTGGGAGTTGTTAGAGATACTCATTCGTGGATAGGGTTGGACGGTACAAGATATTTGGCTTTAGGCACAGATAGAAAACTATACATTTTTTCTGAGGGTAAGGTTTATGACATTACACCACTTAGAGAAACACAAGCTCTTACTAATCCATTTGCAACATCGAGTGGTTCTGCAACNGTAACTGTAACNGACGCTGGNCACAACGCTGAAGTGGGTGCNTTTGTGACATTTGACAACGGGTCTGCCACAAACGTGGTTGATGGTATAGATTTTAACGCTGAATTTGAAATACTTACAGTGCCTACAGGCAACACTTTTACAATAAATGCTGGCACAAACGCCTCTGGCACTACAGCTGCAGGCGGTGGCTCTACTGATGCAAAGTATCAAATTAATCCAGGTCCAACTTCATCTACTTATGGTTATGGTTGGGGAACTGAAACATGGGGCGCAAGCACTTGGGATGAACCAAGATCTTCTTCTAATGTTGTTGTTGCAGGAAGAAACTGGTCTCTTGACAATTTTGGTGAGGACTTAATAGCAACCGTTCTAGATGGAGGGACATTTATTTGGGACACTTCGGGAGGTTTAGCTGCTAGAGCTACGGCTTTATCAAATGCACCAACAGCATCTAGGTTTAGTATAGTTTCTACAGATACTAGACATTTATTAATATTTGGAACCGAGACTACAATTGGTAATACAGCTACACAAGATGATTTGTTATTTAGATTTTCGGATAGAGAAGATGCAACAGACTACACACCTGTAGCTACAAACGAAGCAGGTTCTTTAAGAATCACAGATGGATCTAGAATAGTCGGTGCAGTAAAATCAACGGGTCAGATATTAGTTTGGACGGATACTTCATTACACGGTATTCAATTTGTCGGCACACCTTTTACATTTGGTCTTAGACAACTTGGTGCAAATGCTGGTTTAATAGCACAGCATGCAGCAATAGAGGTAAACGGTGTTGCTTACTGGATGTCGGACAACGCATTTTACCTTTTTGATGGTGTTGTTAAAAAAATGCCTTGCTCTGTTCAGGACTATGTATTTGATGACTTAAGTTACACAAACAAAAATGATATTGCTGTTGGTTTGAATACAGCTTTTAATGAAATTATTTGGTATTATCCTTCAGCTAACGCTACACAAATAGACAGAGCTGTTGCTTATAATTATCTAGAGGGAACTTGGTACACAATAAATCTTGCAAGAACTACATGGCTTGGTGCTTATGTGTATGAAAAACCGATTGCAACAGAGTATAGTTCGTCCGCGACTGCAAATGCTACCACTATATTAGGATTAACAGCAGGAGCTTCTTCTATATTTGAACATGAGTCTGGTAACAATCAAGCAGATGGCACGGCCATAACAGCATTTTTAGAAACAGGATCTGTTGAAATAGCTGACGGTGATCAGCTAATGTCTGTAAATAAATTAGTACCTGACTTTGATAACTTAGCTAACACTATGACAGCTCAATTAACCTTAGAACAATATCCACAATCTGCATCTAATGTTCAAACAAGTGGCACTATAACGAGCACAACAGAAAAAATAAGTGTAAGAGGTAGGGGTAGAGCTGTAAAAATACGATATACAACTAATACAGTAGATGATACACCATGGAGATTAGGTTCGCAAAAATTAGAAATAAGACCAGACGGTAGAAGATAATGGCTAAAATTAATATTACTAGATTACCAAACGCTACAGAAGAATATGATGCTAGTCAGTTTGATCAAATGATTAGATTACTTGAACAAATAGTTTTTTTACTTAACACAAACTTTCAACAAGATATAAGAGAAGAAACAGAATCGGAGACATTTTTCCTTGGCTAATACATTTAAAAGCGCGATGGTTGACATTACATCTACAGACCTCACAACCATACTAACAGTGCCTACGGCTGATCCTGGTGCCACACCACCTGTTCCACCTACTACGGACGTTGTAAAATCTATTTTAATTTGTAATGATTCAGGGAGCACGACATTAGTAGATTTAGAGGTTGTTAGATCCTCTGCTACTTTTGAATTATTTAAAGCTAAAAGTGTTGCCACAAACACCACCACAGAGTTATTATCTCAGCCTCTTGTGTTACAAGAGTCTGATGTTTTAAAAGCACAAGCGAACGCTGCTAATCAAGTGCATATAATTGTAAGCTTTATGGAGGTTACAAAAGGTCAACTTTAGAAAGGAATAAGATTGGAAACAAAAAGACATATATTAGCTATAGTTCAATTATTTGAGACTTACATAGATTTAGATTCAAATGCCTTAATGAAAGAAATTGATACAAGTTTTATTAGAAAAAATAATAACTCTGATCATACTTTTTTTGAAGATTTTAAATATCCTAATACTCCAATGTTGAAAGATCTTAAGCAAACTATACATACAGAAGTCGAACAATTATTAGGCGACAAATTAAAGTATGACGATATTTGGATTCATAAAACACCACCAAGAGCACAAACAGGACTTCATAATCATGGAAACACAGCTTGCTCTTTTGTTTACTATCCCAAATTTATTAATGAACAAGGTAATTTAAGATTTATTTTATTTTGGAATGGTGAAATGCTTGAGAGAGTAATAGAGCCAAAAGAAAAAATGTTGTTAGTTTTTCCTGGTGAAATTTTTCATTTTACCAGTCAAAACAACACTAAAATAGACAGAGTATCGATATCTGGTAATTTTAAGAAAAGAAAGGATTAACATGAATTTACAATCATTGTTCATAACACCTGTCATGATGACAGAGGTTAAGGGCCACGGTCATTTAATTGATAGACTTTACGAGATAAGAGCTAAAGACGAAAAAGGTATGCCAAGATCTAACGTAGGGGGTTGGCACAGTAGTGATGAGCTTTACAAAGATGAAGAATTTAAGAGCACTGTTGCAGACATACTTTTAAAAGCTAAAGAATGTTTTAACCATTTAGATGTTCAAGACAAGTATGTACCTGAAATGACTGGGCTATGGGGTATGATAAATCCACCAGGATCTAGAAATAACGTGCATACTCATCCTTACAACTATCTTTCTGGTGTATACTACTTAAAAGTGCCTCAAAAAAGCGGTAATTTAGTGTTTCTAGAGCCTAAATCACAAGCTGAGGTATTATCACCCCCAAAGAAAAAAGACGCTTCTATACACATCGCACACAGCGTAGATTTTGAACCAAAAGAAAATTCATTGATTTTTTTCCCATCATGGTTACAACATGAGGTGAAAACAAATAATTCTAATGCAGATAGAGTTATTTTAAGTTTTAATATAAATTGGAGAGAAAATGCCGATAATTAAAAATGCTGAACAAATAGGTACCGTCACTTTAGAAGATGGAAGAACTGTTCCTAAGTATAATGTAAAAACAGAAACTACGTTAACTAATACTGAGACTGGTCAAGAATATGAATCTGAAGAGGCCATGCAAGCCGATATAGATGATCCAAACACTTCAACAACTGCTGAAAAAATCAGACGAGATGTTAAAGTATTTGCTCCATCATTNAAAGATATGTTGGGCCAGACTCCAAAGTCTT